AAATTGAAGCGCCTTATCAGGATTAGGGTCTCGTAAGATTCGAGAAAATGAATTACCTGTTAGAATCGCGTTAACCGTCATTGCAAACTTCCATGTGCGCGCTGACACGTTACCAGTTGATTTAACGTTTAAGAGATAGTTCAAATCTGCATCTTGCTCGATATTCCCCGTAAAGTCTTTCTTTAATAGCGGGAAACGTGCGATATCCCCAGCGATGATGGTTACTGCTGTTAAGATATCGCTGTTCTTTAACGCAGAAATTCCCGTATATTCTGGGGAGTAGTTACCAGATAGCACGGAAGAAACATAATCATCGTAAGAGGGTTTGGTTGATCCCAATGGTTGAAAGAAACTCATATAATCTCACCTCCTTTCTATCCATCGAAATCAATGTTTTTTATGTTTACGTTCGAGTTGTTTAATCCGATTTCCTAAAACTTCAATGACATCTACTGTATCTTGCATAAATTTAAAGAAATCATTCTCTAAATACTCAATACGTTCTAGTAACTCGTATTTCTTCTTGATTCGTTTCTTCATTGCGCACCTCCCCGATCAATGTAGATCGCTAAAATAATTAGGATTAATCCAGTCGAGATAAATCCAACTACTGGATTCACCAAGAAAAGACCGTAAATTAAAAACCCTATGCCAATAAGCAATAGGATTGTGTGTATATATTTCAGTAAGATCAAAATAGGCTACCCCCTCCCAATATTTTTTCGTTTGTCCAATATCCGGACCCGTCAAACGGTTCAAGGTAGCACACTGCATAAGCATCTAATAGAGCATCTAATGGGTCAATTTTATTGCTATTCTTATCCTTATCAATACGCATACCATTGTTATCAACCTTAACACGCGCATTATTGATAGCCATAGTAAGTAACTGATTCCCAGCGTGCTTGATTGTGCCTTTTAAGACTTCATCACGTAGCTGTCTGGTTGGCATATTTAATACCATCGTGTTTTGTCTAACCTCGATCAGTGGCCATTCTGGATGCCGTTTCTCAATCATCGCGATTAATGAGCTAAATTGGTATGGGTCGAAGCATATCGCTTGTAATTCCCATTCGTTCATATAGATCATCTCTTCCAATTTCTCAAGTACACGCTCATCATCAATCACACCACTTTCAAGCGTTGTGATCTCACATTCCCCCATACGTTCTAAATTCGTATAAGAGACACCATCGCGTTTCTCTTTAGCAACTAGTCCATATTTAGTAGCTACAAAGGAGAAACTATCGCAAAACCAATAGTCGTCCATCTGGACCATCGTGGATATAGCGAATAAGTCGTTAACCTTACCAACATCGACACCAATCCAAACCCTACGCTTACGTGTATTTGGCTTTTCATCGAGTTTAGCTTGTTGCCAGCTCAATTTATCCATATATGAGCTTTCTGATGATTGTCTCCACATATTAAAGTTCTTAACCAGCACCTCATTAACTGTGCCAGTTTCAAGTGATACTTTCCTACGTGTTCTTAGATAATCAATCATATTATCATAGAGTGCTTCAACTTCTAAAATAGGATTTGACTTGATCCAGTTAGCTTCATCTTTGATCTCTTCTTCGTTATCCTGTTCAGCGACAAATACAAAGTAACCATCATCGGTTATTTCTTCATTTAAAATCCGTTCAATGTACGGATACTCTATTGTGTGCATTGGTACATTCAAATCAAATCCAGCGGTTGAGATAATCAAAATTAGTGGATTATCTAACTGTCCTTGACCAGATTCAAGTAGTTCGATCATTTCATTTGTTTTCGATGCTGCAAACTCATCTAGTACACCAACATAAGGCTCGAATCCATCGACTGCCCCCGTATCACGGGAAAGTGGTCGTATATAGGATTCATCTACCAAGTTTCGCAGTTCTTCACGCACTCGTTTAGTGGCCTTACGGACATCTTCATCTTGCGCCCTCAAGGCATCTAACTGCTTACGTGCCATCTCAAACGCGATCTTTGCCTGCGTTTTATCGTTGGCCGTACAGAATAACTGTCTAGACATCGCTGGGTTGCGACCAAACAGAAATTCATAAAGCAATATACCAGCTACAAGAATTGTCTTACCATTCTTACGGGCCAGCGATATCATAGCCTTTCTGAATCGTCTGATAGTCTTGTCTGACTTTCTGCGCCAACCGTATAAGCTGGCGATAATAAACTTCTGAAACTCTGCTAATGGATAAGGTTTGCCGGTTTTAACGTCTGGGAGGATTTCAATAAAATCAATCGGGTTCTTCGCCATTTCTGGAAAGTAGTCGTAGTCGCTGTTGGGAATATTTTCCAAATCTCTCATGTGTCGTTTGCAAGCCTTATAGACTTTCGCACTCACTCTACGCTTTCCGTCCAGCACTTCTTTAGCGTACTTATAAGCCACATCTTGATATTTCTTATCTACGATTGTTTCAATCCTCCTTTCTGACAAAATACAGACCGTGTAGGAATCGAACCCACGACTACAAGGTTGGAGCTTGTCATGTTACCTCTACACCAACGGCCTAAAATTAAAAGGAGGTGTTATCCTCCGAATTTATCAAATATACTGGTTTTCTTCTCTTCCACTTGTGGTACATACAGTTTCATCCGACTGTCCACGGTCAAACCAAGTTGTGATGCTGCTCGTGTTAAGTTAGTAGTCGCACGTTCCAGACTGTATAGCATTTTATTTGGTAAGACTTTACCACTGCTTGTCTCGTATACATACCCTTCCTTTTGCAATCCGCGAGAGATTTCTTTGTAGACCGCATACCAAGTACAATAGGTCTCTAAAATCGCTCTATCCAGATTTCTGAGGGGTAGCTTTCGCAGATCATTAATCACACGCTTGTATTCTGCTTTAGCGATCGCATCGAAGTGCTTGGGTGGTGTGATCTGCAATGCTTCCAAACCGTCAGAAGCCTTGTCCTCAATCTTCTTGCGTGCGATCTTCTCTTCTTTGGTTAAATGGCTTTTAGTAGTTGCTACCAGCTTCATTTTTCGTCCCATATTGACACCTCCTTTACTGAAATGACTTTTTAAAAACGGAATTTTTCGTACAAAAGAGGCCGCGTCCTTTAAATAACGAACTATATAGCCCCGTTCATAAAATCGTGGGGGTAAAATCCGAACATTATTTAAAAATCATCCGTGTTCGTTCATCCAATACCAACCGTTCGGTTCGGTCGGTTGACACTATCGACAATCACAATAGATTGTTACGATAGAGAATTGCTCTCTTATCATTGCATCTTTTGCAACTTGCTTTTAGATTACTTCTATCTAATCTTCTGTTCCAATCAGCTTTCAATGGAATCACATGATCACTCATTGTAGCTTCGTCTCCACAATACTCACAAACATAATCATTCTCAAGTAGAACCAATCGTGATAATGCTTTCCATTCTTTTGAATTGTAAAATGCTTTGGCTTCTCGATCGTACTTCCATCGCATACGATTGTATTCCCTGTACTCGTCTTGCCTTGATCCATAGTCAGATAAGACTCTCTTGCCTCTTGACATAGTTAGTTTCTGTGGTCTCATGTTATCACCTTTTAAAATAACAAAAGAGATCCACAAAGCTATTGCAGATCATTGGTACTAAATAAAAAGGCAAAACAATTAGGCTTGCGAACGTTTCTGCTGCCTTACGAATCTCTTTCTGTATACTATATTATCAGCTTGTGTGTATCATTTGTTAACATTTAGTTCATTTCTTAAATGTTCAATCGCTTTTGTTCTTGCTCTTTGAATTGTTGCATGAGAACAGTTTAACTCTCTTCTGGTTTCTTGCCATGAGTAGCCATTAACGTACATTAATCTCAACACGATATTTTCTAACGGGTCGTCTAAATCCTCGATGGCATTTATAAGGCGCGTGCGTTCTTCCATGAGCTGATGAATCTCCGCACGAATCTTTTCCGCCCCGTCAATGATTTTGATGTTTAAATCTTCCGTGGCATTTCCTTGCTTACTGCCTTTTGGTTCGTCTGAATATACCTGCCCCTTTAAAATAGCAGACTTGAGGTTTTCGATCTCCTTCCGTTTTGATTTGATTTTGATATCAATATACTTTAATGCAGATAGTCTACTTGCTATGTTCACCACTTACCTCCGTTTTGATTTCCGAGAATTTAATTTCACTCATCTCAAAATCATTCATAAATTTATCATAGCTGGTAGCGTACTTCTGACCATTCTTGATAACTTTATAAATAATCATCGTACTGTAATCAAAGTCATATCTTGCGTTAAGAATAACACGTACAAGAGTTTCATCGCTTTTCTTCTTCCATATAGTATGTGGTATTGGTATCTCCATATTAAACCTTACCATGTTAACCTCCTACTCCGTTCAACTCTGCCACCTCTTTTAATTCCTCCGCCCGTTGTCGCTCTCGCATCTGATACTCGCTGTTTAATTTATTTAAAATCACATCCTGCGCATTGTTCTTCTCAGCCATTCGCTGGATAGACAACTCATGCTCTTGTACCGTCCATTCGAGATCGCTCACACGTTTATTAAGACTTTCAATCCGTGAATTGAGATTAATGCACACGATCAGAAATACCAGCGAGACTGAGCCGAGGATTGTATAAAATAGTTTATTCATGCTTATCCTTTCTATTTTTAAAAGCTATCGCACCAGCCCAGATCAAGCCAGAGAGCCAGACCAGTGCGAATAGTATATAGATAAAGTTTTGAAAGTCCATCCCACTACCACAATACACCTTTCAATTTATTGAATTCTTCCTTTGAGATATCTGATTTAAGAGTTATCTCAAAATTTCTAAAGCTAATTTCACTAGTTGACAATTTACTTGCATTAATACTTCCAGATTTAATGTTTCTAGCATCTGGAATATATTCTTCAACAATGTTTCCCAGTGCAATGAATGTCTTACCACCATCTGTGCTGAATTTCAAGCCTATCGGACGGCTGTTATACATTTTACGATACTTTCTAATCAGTCGTTTTCTTGCTTTATTTAATGACATTTTCTTACCTCGTTTGTAATTCTATTGCGTTCAACTCGCAATTTTAAAATAGTGTCATCTTGTCTAAAGAATACAGCAGTCGTTGTCTTTTCCCACTGACTCTTAATATATGGGTATCTGTTTGGTCGTGTCATTCTGTTACCTCCAGCAATTCGGGATTTTCCAGCGAATTCCCGATGATTTCAAAGTGATAATAAGAGAGATATAATGGATGCCACTCGGTTGTTCTATTTTGCAATTCGTCTACAAACTCATAGATGAAACTCGCATAAGACCCGTGCCATTTAACAATGACTTTTCTGCCGTTATAATCAAGGATATCTTTTTCAAAGATTTCCTTGCCATTCTTATCAAATAGACCTGTGGATTGCATGAGGATCAATTCTGACTTTTCAATAGGAATAGGAAGGTTGTAGACCGATGTTGGTTTTTCCATGTTGCAAATCAAGCCGTTATATGTGATAAAAAAATGTTCTACGAATTTCTTTTTTATGCTATCCCACGCTCTAAATTTTGGAATCATCTCGCGCCTCCTATGAAACTATTAACAATATTTTGCTTTTCAGTATCGATTATTTTATTTTTATAATTCAATATCGGAGCCATAACATCATTCATCAATGCAGGCTTCAAAATGATTTCATTTGTTGTCAAAAATCTTTTACCGTCTATTTTTATTTTTATATCATGCCCATTAGCGATATGTTCAAGGTCGTTTTTAGATAAATATATTTCAAATCTACTCATTTTCTACCTCCTCAATCGTAAAGAGCGGGTTTACAAACACATTCCCGAAGCCCCCTTTTTGCAGATTTTCTAACGTGTGATACAAGCGGACATCGTCTAGTCTTGCCTTATTACCAAAATACCAGTAACGTCGTACGCTGTTCCATTTCAGATACTCCCAGCCGTCACCAATATTTTTTACTGTTACGATATATCGTTTTTCTTTCTCGATATGATACCCATTCACCCAAGCGTCAGCAAAGATATTTTGCCGATTCTTTTCATCTTCGCAAAACCAAAGATTCACTTCTTCGGGTGCATTTTCTAGCGCGAAAAGTAAAGTCTTGTTTCGTCCTCTCACACAAGAGATCCAGTTCGCCACTGGGCGAGGAAGCGTGACTTTTTCTTTTGGTTCGTCTAGTTGTTCGATTTTTGCGATAATCTTATTTACATCAATTCCGTTTATAAACTTATTTAAATCGCCTTTCAAAGACTCACAATACTCAATCAACTCCTGCTTATTCATCCTTCCACCTCCTCAATCTCAATTCCTTCACAATCAAACACCCAGCCAAACCCAGCATCTTCCAGCTCTTTTCGGGTGTGTTTGGACTTAATGCTCACATATTCCTCGTTGTTTCCGATAATCCAATTTTGTGCATTGCCTACGCATTTTAAGTAACGACTATTTCCCGCAACACCTCTCACCTTAACTCTATATTTCTTCTCTTTTTCGACTGTGTAACCGTCAAGCCAAGCACGGGCGATAACATCCATGTTTCCTTGTGTGTAAAACCATTCGGAAATTTCAGAAGTATCTAGCTCATTAGCTATATTTAGAAAAACATCTTCTAGGTCCCAATCGCGAATTTTTGCATATTCGATAAGATCCGCAACAAACTGCGGTACTGTGACTTCCTGCGGTTCGTCTAGTCGTTTCAGATCTTTCAAAACTTCCTCATAAGCCTCCGTTTTGTAGTAATCTCCATAGACTTTATGGACTTTATTCAGAGCGCTTTTATATTTTTTAATCAATTCCTGCTTATTCATTCGGTAAATCCTCTTCTTTTACAAATGATCCATCAATCCATTTACCTTTTCGATCTTTGATTTCGTTGTAAGCTAACTCGAAGCAATCTGCAAAGTCGTAGCCGAGTGCCTTACTGATAGATTTTAAGTAAGCCACCGCACGTACTAGATTATGTCTGCACATTTCTTTGCTTGCTAATTCCTGTGACAACTGAAACTCTGAAATGTTTGCATTTAGCAATTTAAAACATTCCATTGCGTCCTTGCGTCTGATGTTGTCAGATTCCTCAAAGATAGCGTGTACATCGTCTTTAATTAAAAGTGCC